CATTGGTACGACAAGATACTCAACTCATGGCCTTTTCTGATTGATAGCGAGAGCGTTCATACTACTGCGATTGCATGGGGCTTTACAGAAAATGGCAAGTGGAACTTTCTACCACGTCTAGTTAAAGATANCTGGCAGTATGTTAATGCGATATTTTCTGTACGTTTTGGACTTCCTTTTGCTTGTTTTGTGCAGATTAGATGGAGTAAAACTCGTCTAGTACAGTTTGGTGCAGGTTGGAAGCAATCAGGTCGTATTGCTGTACATTTAAGGTTTCAGACAGATGCAAGTGCTGCTGCTGGTTATCATGTAGGGATGCCTAACACAGATCAAGCGCAAGGCTTTGAGTACGGGGGACACTAATGAATTTATCGCCTGAAGAACAAAAAGCAATCGTCAAAGAAGCGATCTCTGAATGGCTTAATGAGAAGTATTCTGAATTTGGCAAATGGACATTACACGGCTTACTTGCTACAGCCTTTGGCGCACTAGCTTACTTTTTAGCGGCTCATGGATGGTTCAAGTGAGTGACCTAGAATCTTTATTTGAGCGCATGGTAGGGCAAAAAATAGATTCAGTAGGTATTGACAACGATGAGTTTGTAATGTATATAGAAGATGGATCGAGAATTATCCTATTTTCTGATGAGGACTTACAACTTTATTATGAGCTACCAGACGCCACCCACTAAGACGCATTTCGTCTTGCCTGACGTACAGGCTAAAGATGGAAATGATTTTTCATTCTTAACCTGCATCGGTAAGTATATCGTTGCTAAAAAACCAGACGTAATTATTTGTATAGGGGACTTCGCTGACATGGAGTCCCTTTCTTCTTATGACGTAGGTAAAAAGTCATTTGAGGGTAGAAGCTACAACAAAGATATTCAAGCGGCTCGTGAGGCTATGGATGCGCTACTGATCCCTATCTACGAGTTTAATGCTAAAGCTAAACGTAACAAAGACAAACAATATCACCCTCGCATGGTGCTGACATTAGGCAACCATGAAGAACGTATCTTAAGGGCTGTAAATGAGGATCGTAAACTAGACGGACTAATCTCTATAGATGACCTTCCGTATCAAGACTGGGAGGTGATTCCTTTTCTTGAAGTGATTACAATTGACGGCATTGCATACAGTCATTATTTTACTTCGGGGGCTATGGGTAGACCTATCGGTTCTGCACAGGCTTTACTCACTAAAAAGCACATGAGTTGCTTTGCTGGTCACCAACAAGGTAGACAAATTGCCTATGGGATGCGAGCTGACGGAACTGAAATGACAGCCATTATCTGTGGTAGCTGTTACGAGCATGATGAAGGCTATTTAGGCGCACAGGGCAACAATCACTTCCGTGGCGCTTATATGCTCTATGACGTTAACAATGGACGATTTGACGAGTTACCTCTTACCCTAAAGTATCTTAAAGAGAAGTTTGGAGATTAACATGAAACCATATATAGCCGCTCTGACGGCTTTTTTTGCGCTTAATGTTTATGCTGAGGACAAGTTTCTTTCTTATCAGTTCAATGAAAACGTCATTATTCGTATCTCTAGTATTGCCTGTCCTGTTAAATCAATCTCTAAAGAGTTTCAATTCACTGTCGTAGCTATACGCAAAGATGGTGAAATATTGCCAGGCTGCTTCACCCACGAAAAAGATGACATTGTCATACAATGGATTCAAGGCGATAAGACGATCCTCCCTGCTAACGTATTCTTAATGAAGCCCGATACATGAAACAAATCAAGCTGTGCAATTGCTGTGGTGAGCCTTATGAAGTTGACGATGCTGACGTAGACTTTCACGTATGTCATGAATGTAACGTAGAGGACGAGGACATGATCGGTATTGTTGAATTTGACTTTAATGAATGGACAGAAGATTGAACATAGACATCCTAAAGCAAGAACTCACCATAGACGAAGGTAGACGTAACAAACCCTATGCCGATACAGTAGGTAAAATGACAATCGGTGTAGGACGTAATTTAACTGACGTAGGGCTTTCAGATGACGAGATTGACCTCCTACTATTAAATGATATAAATAAAGCGTTTGCAGGGCTTACAAGTGCCTTGCCGTGGGTATTAAACTTATCTGACGTAAGACAAAGAGCATTAACTAACATGGCGTTCAATTTAGGCATTAAAGGTCTATTAGGTTTTGCAACAACCCTTGGTTTTATTAAAGAGGGAAAATATACTGAGGCTTCCGAATCCATGCTCAAGTCTAAATGGGCTACTCAAGTAGGAGCAAGAGCTAAACGCCTCTCGTTAATGATTAAGGAGGGGTAATGAAGTTTCTTAAAGATTTACTAACCGAGCCAAATAATGAAACGTATTGTCTTGTTAAAACGATTGCGGCAACTGGCACTATGGTGTTTTTTTGGTGCAGCGTCACTCACGTTATTGCTAATCATACTTTTAGCTTCACCGACTTTGGTATTGGTCTGGGTTCTATCATGGCAGGAGCAGGAAGCGGAATGTACTTAAAAAAGGATACACCTAAATGATGTTCTTTGAAGCTTATGCAAAGCAACTGTATATAGCGCTCGCTATCGCATTATTATTTCTATTTGGTGTCTATGTAGGGTACTCCCATGAAAAACGTGCGTATGACACCTTTAAATCACTTACAGAAGCTAATGCACACATACAGGAAGTCAAGAATGCTGCGCTGGTTAAGAATCAGCAGACTATCAGTGAAAATATTACGAAGGAGTATGCTCATGCTGTGGAATCGCTTAAATCTTATTATTCTAATCGTCCTGTTAAGTGGTTGCCAATCAATCCCGCAAGCAGTGATTTGTCCGACCTATCCGACACCACCAAAGGTGCTAATGGAACAGCCCAAAGCGTTGAATCTAGTGCCGAAGGAGCTTCGCCCGTAGACTGCGCTTCAGATGTATTACAATTGTTAGCATTACAAAAATGGATTAAACAAAACTTGGAGTTGAAATAATGGCTGATAATAGCAAGTACGCCAAAGCACTATTAGATTATGTTCAAATGCCTATGGCTCAACTTGGTGCGTTGTGGGGTACAACTCCACAAAAAATGTCACAAGCTTTACGTCAAGAAGGTTCTAATATTTACAATTCAATGAAATCAGCCGTTACTGCACCAGGTCGTGCATTGCAAGGTCAAATGAATCCACAAATGATGATGGATGAAAACGGCAATATTATTCAAGATGATTCTAGAATGAATCAAGAAGGAATGAACTTTGCATTAAACTTTATGGGTGGTGGATTAGGATCAAGTGCAGTTAAACCATCTCCAAAAGGTTCTTTAGGGATGGCATCTATTCCAGAATATGGAATGGATCATAGACCACCAATGAAAGATTATGGTGCGCCTTTGCATGATTTAACAAATAATGGAAATGTATATCCAGAAGATGTATATAGCAATAAAGCTGCATTATATTATGGAGATGCTAATGATTTAACTGATAAACAGTCATTTTCTTTAGCTAAAATGTATAGAAATAAACCAGATCAAGAAGTTACTATTTACAGAGCAGTTCCTAATGATAAATCATTAGTTGATATTAATGCTGGAGATTGGGTAACAATAAATAAAAATTATGCTAAAAGACATGGTGAAAATTATTTAGATAATTATAAAATATTGGAAAAAAAGGTAAAAGCTAAAGATATATTTACCAATGGCGATTCTATTCATGAATGGGGTTATGACCCTCAAAAATAATACTTTTACCTACTTCCATTTAATGATTCTCCTGATTCATAAAAACTCATTTTCTGATACTATGTAATACATTCAATGCAAAAAAGTTTGTGTTGAATATTTTGCGAAATATTACATACAAAGGAAAAATTATGTGGACACGCCCTTCAGCAACAGAAATGCGTTTTGGCTTTGAAGTTACTATGTACGTTATGAATAAGTAAGTTTTATGTAAACATACGCCAGCATTAATGCACAAAAGAATCCTAGTGCAAAGGCGCTGGCGTAACACAACAAATAGTCAATCACTAGTTTAATCATTTAACTTATCTCGATCAGACTCCCCCTGCACAAAGTTAGCTACCAACCAAGCATAGCTACCCAACTCCAGCNCTGTAATGTTACTGTTAAGTTCAAGCTGTAACAGTATATTGCGTCCTAGCGTTTCTAAATACTTTTCCTCTAGCAGTTCCATTTATTCCTCCGTTTCAGCCAATTTTGAATCGCCCTCGTTGACATCTGTTCTGACCTCCGCCCCCTTCTCATGCGACCAATCAAATTCAATCGGCCTGTCGGGAACTTGTATGGCTTCAATGTTATCATCAAAATGCTCCTCAAACTGACCTGCTGCTTTCTTAATAATGTCTAAAAACGCATAGTTAATTAAAAATCGTTTAGACTCCTCACTCATGTGTATTTCCAAATCGGCCGAACCATCTTCATATTCCTCTACCCTAATGACTTCAAAATCAAACTCATTTACTTTAAACACACTCATGATTCTTTTCCTTTAATGTTTGTTTAATGCGTGACTTTGCTATATTAAAGTAGCCTTCATCTAATTCAATACCAATAAAGTTACGATTAAGGTTTTTGCAAGCCACGCCAGTAGTGCCAGAACCCATTGTAAAATCTAAAACAGTTTCATTTTCATTGGTGTATGTTTTAACAAAATGCTCAATTAAAGCGACTGGCTTTTGTGTTTCATGTAAATTATTTAAATCACGATTAAATTTTAATAATTGTGTAATTGCTCTTGTTCCATTATCTTTATATGGTGTTACTTTTAATTCATTTAATGCTGAAGTCTTTGTATGATTGCCTTTTGGCTTGTTGTTTACTAATTTTCCATTATGAATTATTCTTTGTTGATTGTAGGTTGGTTGATTTTTATAAAACACAGATATTGGCTCTATTATTTTTCCAGCCCTGCGCTTTACTTGAAAAACATTAGTAATTCTTTCTTTTTGCCAATACCAATCATATTTATACCAATCTATATTACTTATTCTTAAATAACTGCTAAATGGTTCTTGACCAAACAATACTATTGCACCATTAGGTTTAATAATACGTTTTAACTCTGTCCACATAGGCTCAAAAGGCATAACACTATCCCACTTACAAGCAGTTGTACCGTATGGCGGGTCGGTAATAATTGCATCAATACTGCCATCAGGTATTGACTTCATTACTTCCAAACAATCACCATGTCTTAAATCAATCATGTATTCTTTTCCTTTAATGCTTGTTCAATAGCACGGGCAAATCCAATTTCATCAACAACCATATTTTCATCATCCGTAAAATTAGAAGCCAATACCATATATTCAGTATTACTTAATCCAACCCATGATGGTGCAGGGTGGGTATACAAAGGGATAATTTCTCCACGATTTGCAGGTAAATTATCTATTTCATCAGAGTAAGCAATATCATTCATCCACGCCA